GCGCAAGGCTACCTTGTGCCGGTTGCCAAGTAAGCGCCCCGGCCTGCCCTACGGGGCAGGCCACCACCCCTTGCCCCATAGGTGCCCCATGCATAACATAATTCTGCCCATTTCCGCCGTTGCCCTTGTGGCCTACGCCCTTTGGCCTACTGTTGCCAAGCTGGCAACACTGGCAACGGTGTTGCCCTAGCGCCACACCCCGCCCCAAGCACGGCACCCGGTCCGCCGGGGCCGTGGCCCGCACTCGGTCCACCGTCATTCGACCACTACCCCGACCCTACTGCCTTTTGAAGATCGGATTTCCAAAAATAGAAGAGAAACCTGGACTCATTTGGCTTTTCACGAATTGCCTGCCGTGCCATACTAGGCAAACAATCGGAGGCAATTATGTCATACCTTATCTACAACGAAAACGAGTCCAAAGGCGAATATTCGGGTCCCCCGATTAACAGCCTCAACCCAAACACGCAATTCCGCAAGCATCTGGAGAACTGGTTCTTCCTAAAATTGACCTTGCGCAACGGGAACATGATTGATAGACATAAGGCAAGCAAGGAGCTTGCGATCTGTGACCGAAAGCTAGAGTTCTGGAGAAAAAAGCGGTCCTTCGACGAGAAACAAGCGGAACGCGACGTCGCAGAGTTGAGGTCGCGTTGGCAGGAACCCGAGACACCGGAGGCGCGCAGTTTATGGAACCGAGAAAACTAGCCCAGAAGCTGGGAATTCAGTGGTCGGAGAACATGGACCATGAAGACATCCTGGCCCTGTATTACAAGAAGCAAGGTAAGAAGAAAGTTCACTGCTGCCCAGACTGGGACTTCATGGCTATACACGAACAGAGCCCCGAGTTTCAATCCTGCACCTGTGATTTTTCTTGAAACGAGGCGCGTGCGCCCATTCATATTGGGGAGGTCGGTTCCGAATGCCTAAAGTGACTGAATTTCCACTGATCAAGACGGTAGACTCCGATGAAGCAATGACCATCGCCAAACGTATAGGAGCGAAGCAGGGCGTGCTCTTGTTCGAATGTCCTTGCGGTTGCGGGAGGATCAAGTGTATGGAGGTAGGAGAGCCCGACGTTCGGGATCTACTCTTCTACGCGAAAAACCTTGAAAACTACGCGATGGAAGAATATGTTGCAGAAGTAGAGGACGTCTCGGAAGATGAAATTCCCTGATAATGTCATCTGGAGGCCGATGCCAGGAAGTCAGGAAGCGTTTCTGAGTTCCTATCCCATTTTCGAAGTGCTGTTTGAAGGGACGCGCGGAGGAGGCAAGACCGACTGCCTGCTCATGTCTTTCGGTATGCACGTCGGAAAGGGTTTCGGAGCCGGGTGGAAAGGGATCCTGTTCCGGCAGACGTATAAGCAGTTGACAGACGTCATCACGAAGACCAAGAAGTGGTTCCCGCAGATCTGGCCGGACGCGAAGTTCAACCACTCCGAACATGTGTGGACTTGGCCAAGCGGAGAGCAGCTTCTTCTTCGTCAGTTTCAGAAGCCTGACGACTACTGGAACTATCACGGACACGAATATCCCTGGATCGGCTGGGAAGAACTCTGCAACTGGGCGACTGACGAGGGCTACAAGCGAATGATGAGTTGTTGTCGCTCCTCGACCAAGGGTATGCCTCGTATGGTTCGCGCCACGACGAACCCGTATGGTCCTGGGCATAACTGGGTGAAGTATCGGTTCAAGCCCGGCGTCATGAACATGATTGTGCGGCGTGATCTGGTAGACGAGGATGGTCTAAAGGAGCCTCCTCGTCTTACCATCCACTCGCATATTGATGAGAACAAGGCGCTGCTTGAAGCTGACCCAGACTACAAGCAAAAGATCGCTGCTGCGGCCCGCAACGAGGCCGAGAAGAAGGCGTGGCTGGAAGGCTCTTGGGATATCGTATCGGGAGGCATGTTCGACGATGTTTGGGATCCTAAATGGAATGTCGTTCCTAACTTCGAAATTCCGGAGACGTGGAAAATTGTTCGCTCGTTCGACTGGGGCGCTTCCAAGCCGTTCTCAGTCGGGTGGTGGGCCATCTCCGACGGATCGGACGTGCTCTGGCCTGATGGAAAGTGGCGATCCACGGTTCGGGGCGACGTTTTTCGAGTCAAAGAGTGGTATGGCTGCACAGGAAAGCCCAACGAAGGGCTTGATCTCCTGGCTGTTGAGATCGCGGAAGGCATCGTAAAGCGGGAGTTGGAGTGGGGCTGGCGGGTTCCAGGGAGTAATTGGTGTCGCGTGAAGCCCGGTGTGGCCGACTCTCAGATCTTCGCGGCCGAAAATGGCAACTGTATCAGCACTGATATGAAGGTGAAAGTCCGTCTAGACGATGGTTTTCGCTATCCAGGCATCAAATGGAACCCTGCAGACAAGCGACCCGGCTCTCGAGCGACTGGTTGGACGCAAATGCGGCAGCGTTTGAAGAATGCACACCCGAATATCAAGCAAATCGGCGAAGAAAAACGACTTTACCCGCGTGAAAGGCCCGGTTTGTTCGTTTGCGAGGGCTGTAAGTGGTTCATCGAGACCGTTCCAGTGCTTCCACGCGATGAAAAGAACATGGACGACGTAAATACCGATGCAGAGGACCATATTGCGGACGAAACTCGCTATTTGGTCCGCTGGGTGCAGGCTCCAAGCAGTTCTGGAGCGACAACGGGCCATTTTTAGGTCCAGAACAGACAAAAACAGGCTTGCCAGAGCCTAGAACCATGAGTTAGGGTCCAAAACCATGACAAGCGCCCTCACATCAGCCCATCCAGAGGCATCTGCCGCGAAGCCGGACTGGACCCTAATGCGCGATGCGTATAAGGGCGAACGGCAGGTCAAGAGCAAGAATACCGTATATCTGCCGATGACCTCCAGTCAAATCGCCGATGGAGCGCTCACAAACATCGAGAGCCTCGGCTACAAAGCGTATGACGCCTATAAGAAGCGAGCACGCTTTCCGAATTTCACTCGAGAGGCCATCCAGCAGGCTCTCGGCATGATGCACTCCCAACCGCCGGAAATCAAGCTTCCGAAGGCGATGGAGAAGATCACGAGCCGCATGGGAGAGCCGCTGCACGTTCTCTTGCAGAAGATCAACACCGAGCAGCTTCTCACTGGGCGTGTCGGTCTCATGGCTGATTTGCCGACGAACCCGACTCCAGGAGAAGATATTCCGTATCTGGCGACGTATATCCCTGAGCGTGTGATCAACTGGGACGACGGACGTGTGGAGCAGCTTGTTCCGCAGCGTTTGAACCTTGTGGTTATCAACGAGAGTGAATACGAGCGCAAGAGCGACTTCACCTGGGACGAAGAGCAGAAATATCGCGTCCTCGTCATTGGGTCAGTGGAAGACAACGAAACTGAAGGCGTCTATCGACAAGGTGTCTTTCAGGCAGAGAACTTCTCTGAGAGCGGCCTTATGACACCGAGTTGGCGCGGTCGCACTCTGAACAAGATCCCATTCGTATTTATCAACTCCTGCGATATCACTCCGGACGTTGATGATCCGCCTCTGCTTGATCTCGGCAATATGTGCATGACGATCTACCGTGCAGACGCCGATTATCGTCAGAACCTGTTCATGCAGGGCCAAGACACCTTCGTTACGATTGGTGGAGGCTGGGACGAAACGGACGAAGTCCGGGTCGGAGCAGGCTCTCGCATCGACCTGCCTCAAGGTGGTGACGCCAAGTATGTCGGCGTCACCAGCGCGGGGCTGAGCGAGCAACGTCAGGCGCTGGAGAACCTTGAGCGGCGTGCTGGGAGCATGGGCGCACAGACCCTGGACAGCACCAGCCGTGAAAGAGAGTCCGGAGACTCGCTCCGGATCCGAGTTGCAGCAAGAACCGCAGACCTCAACACCATTGCAGACACAGGAGCGGCGGGTCTTGAGCATATACTGAAGATCTGCGCTGAATGGATGGGCGAGAACCCTGAAGAGGTTGAGGTCCTTCCGAACAAAGAATTCGGCGAAATGCCACTCACGGGACAGACTATGGTCGAGATCGCCACAGCGCGGAACCTCGGCTGGCCGATTTCTGCCAAATCCATGCACGACCTCTCGCGCAAGCGTCGTATGACGACCAAGACGTTCGAGGAAGAAGTGGCCGAAGCAGAAAAAGAGGCGGAGGACGAAGAATTCGTATTCGCCAAGCAAGGGGACGGGGACCGTGCGGCCACCCAGCCCAACGACGAGGAAGATCCGGACGGCCAAAATCAGGTTCCGGGTCAGACCACAAATCCAAGCGGGCGTGACGCCCAATAATAGATAGGAGAACGGATATGGATCCGCTCGAACTGAACTACGACTCTCTGGACCAAGTGCCGGAGGCATTCCGCCCGCTCTATAGCGAGCAAGACGGCAAAGCCGTTCTCACGGGCATCAACGGCATGAAAACTCCGCAGGACGTCCTGAATGTTCAGGAAGCTCTGCGTAAGGAACGTGCCGATCACGCAGCAGCGAAAGAGGCACTCAAGCCTTGGAAATCGCTCGGCGATGATCCCACCGAAATCCAGTCCAAGCTCGATCGTATCGCAGAGCTGGAAGCTGCCGCTGGCGGCAAGCTGGACGAGAGCAAGATCACCGAAATGGTTGAGGCTCGTCTTGGGCAGAAGACCGCCCCGCTGGAACGTCAGCTCCGCGAGACCACTTCCACTCTCGAACAGCTTCAGCAGGAAAACGGCCAGCTGAAGAATACCCTCGTCACCCGCGACCGGAATGATGCCGTTCGTGCCGTGGCGACCGAAATGAAGGTGCTGTCCACCGCCATTCCTGACGTGGAAATGGTGGCTGGTGCCTATCTTGAACGAGACGAGACTTCCGGTGAATTCATCGTCAAGGCAGACGCCAAGGGTGTGACGCCCGGTGCAGACGTCAAACAGTTCATGAAAGAGATGCAGAAGCTGCGTCCTCACTGGTGGCCTCAGTCGCAAGGCGGCGGTGCTGGTGGTGGCCGGAACTTCGGCGACTCTGAAGACAATCCGTGGTCTGCGAAAGGCTGGTCCCTCACCAAGCAGGGTCAGTATGTCAAAGAGCACGGTATGGCCGAAGCCCAGAAGGCCGCTCAGGCGGCTGGCTCCAAGATCGGTGCAACTCGGCCTCCCCAAGCGAGCAAATGAGCTTGTCAAACACCGCCTCGCAGGTTACTTGTGGCCTGTAGCGGCGGGGTTTGGTAGCCGACCGCCCGCTATACTGCGCCCCGGCTTGAGCCTAGCTCGCCGGGGCGCTTTCGTTACAAAATACCTGTTGCATTCTTTCCTGCTTCCCCCTATGGTGATGCGTGTTATTCGATGACGTGATGTCATCACCGATTTGCGACATGGGTCGCTCTCCCCTCGAAAACGCCAATGAAAGGATGAACTCATGGCAGCAGGTCCCGCGACTCGGGTGAGCGACGTCATCGTCCCCGAAGTCTTCACACCCTACATGCAGGTGCTCACGGAGGAGAAATCCCGACTGGTTCAGTCCGGTCTGCTTTCTCGCTCTGAAGCCCTCGACAATCTGCTCGCTGGTGGCGGCATCACCTTCCAGGTGCCCTCGTTCCGCGATCTGGACAACGACGCTGACCGCATCTCGACCGACACCTCGGTGCCGTTCGCTGACGCCGACGCGACCCTTCCGGCTGGTGTGGCACGTCCGCCCAACCCGCTGAAGATCCAGACGCAGAAAGAGATTGCTGTTCGCCTGAACCGCAACAACTCCTGGTCCTCGACCGACCTCGCCGCGATCCTCGCAGGCGCTGACCCGATGGAAGCAATCGCCAATCGTGTCGCCGCTTACTGGACTCGCCGCCTCCAGGCCGCGTTCATCGCAACCTGGAACGGTGTTATCGCTGACAACGCCGCCAACGACTCCGGCGACTACATCAACGATATCTCCGGTGGTGGTTTCGTCGACGGTGTGACCAACTTCTCGGCTGAAGCCTTCCTCGATGCTGCCCAGACGATGGGTGACTCGCAGGAAGATCTGGTGGCCGTGGCCGTCCACTCGGTCGTCTACAACCGGATGATGAAGAACAACCTGATCGACTTCATCCCGGACGCCCGTGGCGAGATCAACATTCCGACGTTCCTCGGCCGTGAGGTCATCGTGGACGACGGTCTGCCTCGCACCGGCTCGGTCTACGACACGTGGCTCTTCGGCGCTGGCGCGACCCAGATGGGTGTCGGCACTCCTCCGGTCGCTACCGAAGTGGACCGGAAGCCGGGTGGCGGCAACGGTGGCGGTCAGGACGTGCTCTACTCGCGCGTCATGTGGACCATCCACCCGACTGGTCACGCCTGGACTGGCACGGCTGGTGACGGTGGCCCGGCGAACACCGGAACCGCGAGCGACGACCTCGACGAAGCCGCATCGTGGAACCGCGTGTATCCCGAGCGGAAGCAGATCAAGTTCGCTCGCCTCGTTACCCGCGAAGCATAATCGGTTGGGGCGCTTCGGCGCCCCTTCCGCCACTTGATCAGGAGGACTTCCCATGACTGCTCGTATGCGCCACCTTCGTCATCGCGACCTAGACGGCCTTGCTCGGGGACGTCTCGACCACACGAAGGACGCTCTTGCTTTGGGCATCACTCCTGGGTCGAAACCCGAGCACGTCTTCACCGCGGACAACACCACCAACACGATCACAGTCGCTGGCGAGGATGATCTCGCTGTCGGCAATCCTCGGGTTATCCTGGAAGGCAGTCTGCCTGCCGAACTCGAGACTGGCACGATCTACTGGCTTGCCGATACTGGGACGAATACTTATTCGCTTCATGCAAGCAAGGCAGAGGCCGCAGCCGGGACTGGTGACATCGCCTTCACAGACGATGGCACTGGCACCCTGACCATGACCATTCTCGACTAAGGAGAACCCATATGGATATCAAAGAAGCACTCGCTCAACTCGACTCGATGGAAGACTCGCACTGGACTGCCGATGGCGCTCCTGCGACGCAGGCTGTCAGCGACCTCATTGGGCAGAAAGTCACCCGCGCCCAGATCACGGACGCAGCCCCGAAATTCTCGCGTGAGAACATGGATCTCACCGAAATCGAAGAGGAGACCACCGATGCCGAAGAAGGGCTACGGGAAGGGCAAGAAGAAGTAACCGACGAACCAGTCGATGCTTCCATCCTTGCTGAGTTCGCCGAAATGGAGCCTATGCTTCCGAACGAGTTCGCTGACAAAGTTCTGCAGAAAGCAGACCCGCGTCTTCTGCCGCAAATCGAGACCATGCTGACCGAGCAACTCCAGGCTATCGAAGCCAAGGAGAAAGAGGTCGAGGAAATGAAGCGGAAGGTGAAGCTGTCCAAGGCTCTCACCGTGACGTGGATCAAGCAACTGGTGCCGGACATGTCCAACCAGGAAGCGATCCAGGCTTACATTCGCTCCTCGCAGGAGAACCGCGCTGCCAAAGCGGCGGAGATCCAGAAGGTCCTCGGCGGCTTGAAGCCTGCTGACATCGCGAAGCTTGATCCTCGCGCTGCAATCGACAAAGCGTTTGCCCGCAAGACTGCCCGTGGCGGTCAGCGGCCTGTGCGGTAATAGGGGGCAAGCGGGATGGCTATGCGTAGCCCACACGGAGGCCTTCAGAGCGCCAAGGTGCGGGCTGCGCTATACTATGCCCGCAAGCGGCGGCTTGCCCGTCTAGCGGCCTCTGAGGGGCCGGGTGGCGGGTTCACACCAGTCACACTTTCTGAGAACTTCGACAGTTATAGCGAAGGGCAGAACCCTGTTCCACCTTGGTCAGGATCTGCCAATCTCGTAGCTTCTGCTTCTCAGGCAAGTGTTGTTCCTCAATCAGGAACTCGTTTTCTCAAACCGAATACGTTTGCAGCAAATCTCGAGCTGACTCAATCTCTCGATATATCTTCCGGCGCTGATTTAATCGACGCTTCTGGAATTGAAGTCGCTGTATCTTATTACAAGGCTCGTGATAACAATACTGGTGATTATGCTCGAGTAAATCTGCAATTCAGAGATGAGACCGATACTTTCATCTCAAATGTTTTCGGACCCGCTACTTGGCCCGCATCGGCCAATACTTGGGAACTTGAAGAATACACAACGACAGTTCCAATCAATACGAGAGCTGTTGTTGTTTGGCTTCAATTCATCCGAGGCTCAGGCTCTGAGCTTAACGCATATCTCGACACAGTTGATGTCGAAGTGAGGGCGATCTAATGGCATTCACAGTTGAAGATGGCACTGGGGTCGCAGACGCAAACTCCTACACTGACGTCGCATTCGCTGACGCCTACTTCGCTGACCGTGCGAACGCAACGTGGGCGGCTGCTGTTACCGCAGACAAAGAAGCTGCGTTGGTCAAAGCTACCGATTATATCGAGCTTCGGTTCAAAGATCGCTGGAAAGGCAATCTTGCTCCTGAAGCAACCACCCTATCTTTTCCTCGTCAGTATTTCTACGATCGCAAAGGTGAACTCGTAGATTTCACTGCTGATGGCATCCCAACGGACATTCAAAAGGCGACCGCTGAATATGCTCTTCGTGCCCTTTCTGCAGATCTTCTGCCTGATCCTACTGTTGCCGACTCTGGTCAAGCTATCAAGCGAACCTTCGACAAAGTTGGTCCCATTGAAACTGAGGTCGAATATGAGGGCGGCGCTGCTCGGCCTGACCTTATTCGTCCTTATCCTGCCGCAGACAAACTCCTTCTCTTCTGGATCACCGGTGCAGGGGGCGTAATTCGATAATGGCGATCGACTATGCAAAGCTCGCTCTCACTGCTGAACGTCTGGTCACTAATGCTGGCCGGACGATAACGCTTGTCGCACGTGATCGCAATCCTGCCAACCCTGCCCAACCTTGGAATGGTCCGGCTGATATCTCGTTGAACGAGACTACGCTGGACGTTCCAGGGGTTCAACTCCTGCCGAATGCTGTGCGTATCTTTGGGCTATCTGCTCTAGGTGATGCTAACGAGTTCCAAGGTCTCGTCACCTATTCCGAACTCGTGTATATTGTATTTCAAGGTGAAGCAAACCTTGAAGACTACAGTATCGTTCGTGATGGTGGTGTAGACTTTCAAGTTGAAGCAACGCAGGCTCTCAAGCCCGCGAACACTACCTTGCTCGGGTTCATAGGAGTTCGCCGATGAGCCTCACATACAAGCAAGCGAATGACGATATCCTCACACTTCTCAAGACTGCGTGGGACACCACTGGTCACAAGATGTTCTGGGAAGGCGTGCGTGATGATCGTGAGACTGACATGTCGCCGTGGGCGACAGTCGTTGTCCGTCATGCGGCAGGGCAGCAAGATACACTCGGCGGGATTGGTAATCGGCAGTTTCTGCGCCTTGGTGCAGTTGTCGTCACCATCAACACTCCAGCAAGTTCTGGCTTGTCAGAGGGCTATAACTTGGCTAAAGTCGTGGCAGACGCCTATGAGGGCGTATCGTCACCGAATGGAGTTTGGTTCCGCAACGTTCGCATCAACGAGCTAGGCCGGGAAGGCACTTTCTTCCAGACCAACGTGGTCGTTGATTTCGAATACTACGAAACGAAGTAAAGGAGGCCAGGAATGGCACAGGTCCCAAAGATCGACTCCAATATCACCGGCCTCGCGTATGCGGAAGAAGCCAGCCTCGGCCTTCTGCCCGGTGAAGGGGGTCTTGGAGGTTCTCCGGTATGGAAGCGCCTCAATCCGAACAGCTACAACGATTTCGGCGGTGAAATCGTCACTGTGGCACCCAATCCCATCAACCCCTCTCGTCAGCGCCGCAAGGGTGTGACCACTGACCTCAATGCGTCTGGTGGTTTCAACCACAACCTGACTTACGAGAACCTGACCGATCTCATGCAGGGCGTGTTCTTCGCCGATCTGCGTGCGCAGGCAGAAGAAACTGTCACGCTCGTCGACGTGGACCTCGCGAACCCTGACGAATATGAAATCGCTGACACCAGCGGTTACATCGTCGGCAACCTCGTGATGGGCAAGAACTTCGCCAACGCAGCGAACAACGCTGTCAACCGTGTCACTGCGATCACTCCCTCCACTTCGGTGGAAGTTGCTGATGGTCAGCTCGTTGATGAAACGCCTCCGGCCAATGCGGTCCTCAAGGTGGTTGGCTACGAGTTCGGTGATGCAGATGCTGTGATCGATGTCACTGGCAACCTGCCTCGCCTGACTTCGAATGGTGGTCTGGCAGACTTCACCACCTTGGGCCTCGTCCCCGGTCAGTGGGTCTACCTCGGCGGCGATGTCGCAGCCAACACTTTCGGCGATGCTGAGAACAACGGCTTCAAGCGTATCCGTGCGGTTGCGACCGACGGTATCACGTTCGACAAGTCTGATGCCGCAATGGTGGCCGATGCTGGTGTCGCTGGCAAGACCATCCGTCTCTTCTACGGCGATGTGCTTCGCAACGAGACTGGTGCTCTCATCAAGCGCAGGACTTACAACATCGAGCGGACGCTTGGCGCTCCTGACGATGCTGCCCCGGCACAGATCCAGTCTGAAGTGCTGAAAGGTGCTGTTCCCAACGAAGTGGCGTTCAACATTCCGCAGGCTGATCTGGCCTCTGTGGACATCACTTTCGTGGCAACTGACAACGAACAGCGCGACGGTGCAACTGGTCCCAAGCAGACTGGTGTGATCGAGCCTGCCGCTGCCTCCGAATACAACACTTCGAGCGACATCGGCCGTATCCGGCTGGCGACCGTCTCGGACGTTGACGAGGCACCCACGGCGCTCTTCGCGTATGTCACGGAAGCAACGATCAACATCAACAACAACGTCACGCCCAACAAGGCGGTCGGTGTTCTTGGTGCATTCGATGTGACCGCAGGCACGTTCGAAGTCTCCGGCGAACTCACGGCGTATTTCTCCAGCGTGGCTGCGACGCAGGCCGTTCGGACCAACGCCGACGTGACGCTGGACATCTCGTTCGTCAAGGACAACACGGCACTCATCATGGACTTGCCGCTGATCTCCTTGGGCGATGGACGTCTCAACGTGGAAGTGGACCAGCCCATCACGCTGCCGCTCTCCACTGACGCGGCCTCCGGCCAGGACGTCTCGACTGATCTGGACCACACGGCCCTGATCACTTACTTTGACTATGTGCCGACCGCTGCGTAAGCAGCGGTCCGCCGCCCCATACTGAAGAACTGGAGAAACACATGGGTATGTATGACGTCTTCGAGACTGACGAAGATCTCGAAACTTCCGGCATCTGGCTCGACTATGGCGACTTCCGCGTGAAGATCGCATCTGCTGGTCAGGGCAACAAGAAATACGTGAAATACGCCGAGAAGGCGCTCAAGCCTGTTCGCAAGGCGATGCAGGCCGGAGCGTTGTCCAACGAGCGTTCCATCGCGATTATGTCCGACATCTACGCCAAGACCATCGTTCTCGATTGGGAGACCATGGAAGACGGCAAGATGAAGAAGGGTATCGAGCAGCGCGATGGCAAGATCGCTCCGATGAACTATGAGACTGTTCGTCAGGCGTTCATGGACCTGCCCAACCTGTTCATCGACATTCAGGAACAGGCGAACTCCATTGCCAACTTCCGCAAGGCTGAACTCGAGGAAGAAGCGGGAAACTCGTAGCTGTCCTTGAATACCAGATGGAGCAAGGACACATCGAGGAGCAGATCATCAAGCAGGCCGTTAGGAGCGGCCTGCCTCTACCCGATCGGATTGAAAATGCCCCTAGCATTTTGCCGGGGCTGGAGCTATACTACATCGGGTTCCTGGACCTTACTTCGTCACGGTCACTCGGCGGGTTTGGAATAGGTCCAATTCCGTGGCTCGCTATTGAGCAATATAGCGATTTCATGGAGTTAGATGATGATCAACGGGCGGCGATGCACCATCACGTCGCTGAAATGGACAGAGCTTATATCAAGCACATGCAAAAGAAGAACAAGTAATGCCGACGCTCCAGTTCTCGAAAAATATCCGCCGCCGTGGCAGGCAGTTCGAGAACTCGGCGTCTGAGCTTGTTCGGCGCATGGCGAAACGAACTCTGCGCTCCCTCGTTCTCAATACGAAAGCTGACACTGGTAAGGCTCGCTCCAACTGGCGTGTCGGTATCGGTGCGCCTGCTCGTGCTGTGATCGATCCATACAACCCGTATCCCAAAGGTTCCAAGGCCGATGGTCAAGGAATTGGTGAAAGCGCCAATGCTGCGGCTGCGATCGCTGCTGGCAACGCCCGCATCAATTCGGTGCGTGGTATCAGCGGTGTTGGCCTGACCACAGGTATCTTCATCAGCAATAATGTAGACTATATCCAAAAGGCTGTCGTTCCTGGCGGTCTTGAAGCTTCTGTCACGGAGGCACGGGCAGAGGTCCGTGGGTTCCGTCTGTTCCGGGGGTTCTGAGGAATGGTCACAGAGAACGTCAATGTCCGCTTCCGAGAGTCTGGTGCCCGAGTTATCAAGCGGCGCATCGACGAAATTGGTGAAAGTGCGAACCGGGCCACCCGTGGTATCTTTCTGCTTCAGCGAGCACTGTTCGTCATTGGCGGTGCTGGTATCGCCCGTGGGCTTCAGAGGTATGCAGACGCACTGACCAACGTGGAGAACAGGCTCCGTCTCACCACCGAGAGCACGGCAAACCTTGAAGCTGTGCAGACCGAACTCTTCGACGTGGCTCGGCGATCGCGCACTGGCTTCCAAGCTACTGCTGATGTCTACAACCGAATTGCTCTGTCGGCCCGAAACCTCGGGGTTGGACAGCAGCAAATCTTGAATGTGACCGAGACGCTCCAACAAGCCGCTATCATCTCCGGTGCGTCCGCACGAGAAGCCAACGCTGCGCTCGTTCAGCTTGGGCAAGGTATCGCCTCCGATCGTCTCTCTGGCGACGAACTTCGTTCTGTTCTTGAACAGCTTCCTGCCGTTGCTGATATCATCGTTGATTACTTGAACCAGACTGGCGAGTTCGGGGAAGTCACTCGTGGCACGCTGCGTGAACTTGGCCGTGAAGGCAAACTGACTGCCGAGACTGTGTTCCGTGCGATTGAAACTGCACAGGGCAATATCTCCGCATTGTTTGCTGAGACACAGCCTACGATTGAACAAGCGTTCCAGATCGCAGAGACCAACTTCCTCCAGTTCCTCGACACCTTCGACGATTTCACTGGTATTTCTGGAGCGATTGCAAACGCGATCATCAAGTTGTCTGAGAACTTCGATGTTCTGCTCGCTGCTGTCGGCGCAGTTGCCGTTGCTCTCACTGGGCTATTCACCCAGAGGCTGCTCGCAGGTATCGTCAGCTATGTCGGCTCTGTGAGGAATGCGGGTGTTGCTCTCACTCGTTATCGCAGTATCGCCGCTGCCACCGCTACCGTTGAAGCCACGGCTCGTGCTGGTCGTGTGGCAGATCTTACTGCTCGTCAAGCAGAACTCGCACAGACGCTTGCATCTGCTCGGGCAAAACTGGCTGAGAATGCAGCAACGGCTCAGCAAATCCGCAGCACGTTCGCTTCTAAGGGCGCACGTGATTTGGAGACCAATTCCTACATTTCTAACCAAGCGGCTGTCAGTCGACTGGTAGCCTCCCAGCAGGCTCTGGCAACTTCCCAGGCGCGTGTAAACGCATTGACCAGACTTCAAGCGGCCAATACCGCCGCGCTGACCGCCGCGCAAAGTAGGGCAGCACAAGCAACGGCAGCACAGGCCGCAGCACAGGCCGCTCAGAGCGGCATTGTGGCACGGCTTACCGCTACCTTCCCCACGCTGGCAGGGGCCATCAGACTGGCTCTAGGGGCGCTCAGAGGGCTCTTTGCGCTTATGGCTGCAAACCCGATTGGCGCTGTCATCACAGCAATCGGCTTGCTGACTGTAGGCGTGTTCACGCTAGGTGATCGCTTCAAGGTTACTGAAGATGGAGTAGTGTCTTTCAAAGATGCTGCGATCGCTGCTTTCCAACTCGTCACTGAGTGGGTTGGTAGGGTTGTCTCAGCTCTACGAGAGCAACTTGGCCCAGTGATCACGTTCGCCTCCGAAGCGTTCACCACCTTGGGTGAAGTGGCGAATACTGTTCTTATCGGTCTTGGGCAGATCTTCCTCAACATCTTCAACGGCCTTGTCGGCACTGTTGTCGGATTTGTCAACGGCACGATCAGAGCATGGGATCTGCTGCCTGCTGCCTTGATCGATATCATGAATATCGCCAGGAATGGAATTCTCACTGTTATTGAAAACATCGTGAATGGCTTCATCGATGGTGTTCGTAAAATTCCTGAATTCTTCAGCTCTGCGATGGACAAGATTGTTCAATTTGGTCGCGACGCTGTGCAATTCATCGGCGATGCTTTCAACGCTTTGCCCGGTGCAATTCGTGCTATTGCTGAAGAAGCTGGTCGAGTTCTGCTGGCCGCATTCACCAATGCTGTCAACGGCATCAAACGACTTCTGAATACTCTCCCAGGAATTGCGCTCAATGTTGGCGAAGATATGTCAACTGCCTTTGAAAACGTTGATCTTGGTCTTCCAGAGTTACCCAGCTTCGACGGTTTCATTGAAGATGGTAGGCTCACACTTGATCGCTTCCGTGGTGAAGTTACTGGTGCTGCTCGTGAGGTTGGCACAATCTATGCCGAAGAGTTCAGCAACGCCTATAATCGCAACTTTGCTGGCGAAGCCGGTCAAGCTATAATCGATGCTTCCGAACGTATCGGTGGAGCGATCATTGATCGGGCTCGTGAGAATATCGCAAGCCTTGAAGAAGGTAATATCACCGATAGTGAGATCGACCCAAATCGTCCCAGTGCTGGCGGAACTGGTAGTGGTTCTGGCTCTGGTAACTCTCGTGACTTTGCCACCGAACTCGCTCAGCTTCAACAGCAGATCGAACTGGAACGCCAGTATGGTATCCAGAAAGAGATCACGAATAACATTCTCAGCATCGAGCGTGCTATCAAGCGCGAGCTGACCGCTGTTGAAGCGGAGCAGGTTGCCCGCGCCACTGAACTCTTGGAAATCAGCCGTATTCAAGGTGAAGTTCTCCAGGAGATCCTTGGACCGCAGGAAACTCTCAGGTTCACACAGGCCGCGCTCAACGAACTGTTCGCAGAAGGTGCGATCACACTCGAACAGTATAACACGAAGCTACGTGAGACACAGATCGCCGCTGACCGCGCTGCCAATACTCTCGGCGGCGGGTTCCGCGCTGCCATTGCATCCAGCATCCAATCTGCTGGTCAATTCGGCGAGACGCTTGGTAACTTCGTTGTCGGTGCGGCTGGCAAGGCTGCTGATGCAATCGTCGAATTTGCCAAGACTGGTCAGTTCAATATTCGGCAGTTCTTCCAGGACCTATTTGCTCAGCTTCTGAAACTCGCAGCCCAGCGCCTTCTGCTCCAGTTCCTTGGTGGCTTCTTGGGCATTCCTGGCGGCGGTCTTGTTGGGTTCAGTCAGGGCGGTTCGATCTTGCCATCCTTTGCTGGTGGCGGTAGTATCAACCCAACTGGACCTGGTTCAACCGACTCGCAAGTCGTAGCGTTCAACAAGCGCCCAGACGAGCGGGTCGATATCCTGACACCGGGTCAGCAAGCGGCACAGAGGAACAACATGAACGGCGGAGGCGGAAGCACTACGGTCAATAACACGACCAACGTAGCAGCAGTCATCTCGCCAAACGACATCGTTAACGCATTCGACGGTGCAGAAGGTGAAACAGTTGTGGTCAACATGATCCAGCGGAACGCCTCCACTGTTCGACAGATCGTCCAGGGGTAAGAAATGCCTAACGCAACGGGAACAGCCAATACGCCGAGCGAACTGCTCGCAGCAATCAATACTCTTGTGACTGCCAACGGCTGGACTAAGCTGCGCGGTGAGACGGACATGAACTGTGCGTCTCCGAAAGCTGCTCGCTATTGGCGTTTGCTCTGGATCGAGAACGAAGACACCGCCAACGATTTTCGTGAATTGAATTCTATTGAGTTTCGCACGACTCTTGGTGGCGCTGCTATCGCAGGAACTTGGACTGCTCGTAGCGTTGTGACAGGCGCTCCTCCGGCTTATTTCCGTTCGGCTGACATCGATGATCAGATCTTCTGGGTCAAACTGGACGCTGGTTCTGCAACGATCGTTCGTGAAGCTGTGATCCAGTGTCAGACCGATAACGAAGCTCCTCGTGATTTCATGATCCAATGGTCGAATGATGATCTCACGTGGACTACGATGTATCGAACAAATAATCTCGGTTGGATTGATAACGAAACCAAGATTTTCCAGTTCGATGATGGGTATATTGATCCCATTCATACGAGCGGGACGGAAGCTCGTCGTATCGGATTTGACGTTCGTTCTGACTTCGATACAGTTCGTTCTTTCACCGATCCTTATGCTGAATGGTGCGATGATCGCTTCATTTGGCAAGCGCCGGGTTACGATGCAAACCGTCGCATCTATATTCAGGCACAGGGGCATTCCAATCTGTCTTCGAGTTCAAATTACATTCGTTTCACTTTGAGCCCAGAATACGATGGAAACGTTCCAGGGTTTCACAATCAAATCGGTGGAACTTCTCAAGATGTTCTTCTGATATTTGACATCAATCCAATAGAATATTGGATTTACATGAACAGCACACGTTTGATCGTGATCGTCAAAAATGGCGCTGATGATTATACGTCTGCCTATATCGGTTTCCTGGGTGCGTTCGCTGATCCAGACAACTTTCCGCATCCTCTCTTCATGTCTGCTACGAGTTATCAGTTTGACGCTTACAACGTGACGGACAATCGCCTCTCCAGTATGTGTGATCCTGGTGATAATGCTGCATGGATGCGTCTTTGGGACAACAACTGGTATGAACTCTCTAACAGAAATTCTTCCGGTTTGACGAACGTCTACAAAGAATTCCCAGTCAGCTATGTTTGGCCTTATCATATTGGTGGAACTGATCGCGGTAACTGGCCTTTCACTTTCATCGGTGACTATGTGGACTTTGACAACCATTTTTTGAACCAGCAAGATCCGACTGCTCAGGGCGACTATCCTCTTTATCCAGCTATTGCCGTTCACAGAGAATTCGGCAACATTGGAGCAATGCAGGGTGTTTATGTCATTCCTGGTGGAGTCGTCGTTCCAGAACAAGTTGTGACAATCAGTGCAGTGAACTATCGCGCATTTCCGAACAGAGATCGACGTGATGGCTGCAACTGGTTCCTCGTGAGGGAAGACTAATGGCTTATTCAACAGGTTCCGGCGATTACAATGCCTTGATGGCCGCTGTCCTCGCACATGCGGTTGCTGATGGCTGGGTAGAGGCTGGTGGTGTTGGCACTGGCTGGCCTATCAGCAAAGGAAATGTCAGGGGTGTTGACTGGTCCACTTTTACTGTCTCGAATACAGATTACACTGGCGGCGGTGGATCACCCAAGACTACACGCTGGATCAGACTCGCTGTAGGGGAAACTCCTGCTGCTGCGACTGCAAATGCTGCCAGCACAGCGACTTCTGCCAGTTTCCCGAATATGGAATACACGATCGATACGTGGCACATCTTCTCTGATCCCAGCATTGGTGATCACATCAATGTTGTCGTGCAGTTCAGCAACGGCGTCGATGCGAAAGTGTTCGGCCACTTCTCCTTTGGGGAACTCAACAAGCACGGTATGACTTATGGCGGTCTCGCATATGCGAGCGCACATCCTTGTCGTGGTTTCGCTGCTGGAGTGAGCAGTGACGAGAACTTTGCTGACGACTGGAATGCCGGGAACTATCAGTCTATCTATCGGCATTTCACTGGCCGTTTGGGTTACAGTTACACGAGCAGACTCACTTACAACAATTTTCAATATATTGTTGATCCGACTAACTCGCCGTTTCCTGCTCTGCCGATCTGGCCTGCCGCTGATACCAGCTATGATGAGTCTCGTCTTCTTGATACCTATGGACCAAATAGCTCCAGCACAGAAATTCATGTAACAGACTTCGTTGATATTGGAACTTACAATACCAAATTCAGCAGTCATGCTCTATATCATGTTTCGCAGCCATATTCCGGCGGTGTCAGCTTCAGACCCTTGCCGATCCTTATCGCAAATACGACTTCCAACAGTTCAACTTTGCGTTTCATCAATGTTGGATCGGCTCCGAATGTCCGTGTCTGCTCTATGCAGAACTTGCTAGATGGTGATGAGATCACATATGGTGGAGACACGTGGGTCGTTTTCCCAATGCTGTGCCAAAAGGCTATGAATACTCTTGGACAAGATGCCGTGGTGAGCAGCGGACCATTTGGTTTCGCATATAAGAAAGTGATCTAATGTCTGGGTTCCTGTTCGAGGAAGATGCTGTAGCATTTATTGACCCGACCGTTCCTTCTCGGCCGGGTCAACTCGTATTGCAGCAACCCGGCGCTGTTCCACAATATCCTGGCGCTGCTGCGAATATTCGCAGTATGTTTCGTGATGTTGAAGCTGAAGCAGTCACTCCGCTTTCAGGTGGAACTCCTCCTTCTGGGCTTCCTGGCTATGCTTGGCACATTGCGCCCAATCATCACCATGATTTCCATTTCCGTCTTTGGGTCATCCCGCCTCTTCTTCAGCTGAACAATCCTCAGTTGAATACAGACATTCCATTCACATTGTGGAATACTTGGTATGATGAAGAGACGATTAGTGCTGTCTTGGTTAACGGAAGCTCGGTGCTTTCATTTGATATCTCTATCGGTTCTGTGATCAATGATTTCCAGCTTCGCACTGTCAACATGCAAATCGCTGCTGGTGAGCCTAGCATCGAAGCAACTGTTCAATTCGTTACAGAGAATACCAGTGGTTTCCTAGACGTTATCGCCGCGATCTCAGACACGTTCAATCTGATACCTGATGTTCCGATCAAAGAGTTCTGGGAGTTCAAGACAGATGTTCTCACCACTCACAAAGGCGTTGAGCAGCGTATCGCGCTTCGTCGATATCCGCGCATCAAGCAGCAGTTCACTTTCGAAATTATCGACTTGCGCCAGCGTCGCACTCAATACAACGTCGTTCGCAAGAACATCACGGTGCAATCTCTTGTGCCGATGTATCAGTATTCGGTGAACATTGATCGTCCAGCTTCTATCGGTGATTTCAAAGTATTCCTGGACAATGCCCAGTCGAACATGCGTGCTGGGGACTTTGCAATTATCGTCAATCCAACTACTGAAGATCTAATCATCAGTAGGATCGATACAATTGATCTTGATGGCATCACTCTCAAGTCGGCCCTGTCGTTTGACATCGATGATCATTGGGTTGCTGCCCCAGCTATCAATGCTATCGTCAATGACGGTAGCGGCATCGATATGCGAAATGTCACTGGTGAACTACAAGTCAATGCAGATAGCTTTGAAGAGAGTTCTCTACTCCGGCCTAATGCTACTCGCACGATTGACACTTTTGATGGACTACCGTTTATCAATCGTCGTCCTCTTATCAATGCTGATGAAAAGTTCAACTATGAGCGAGAGATCCTAGACAACGAAACTGGTGCTCGTGATCTGAATAGCTCTTGGCTGCACCCGAAGATCAGCGGAAATCGCAAGTTTCTCATTCAGCGTATTGCTGATCCTGATGAGATGGATTACTGGCGCTCGCTATTTGATACTGTTCGTGGTGGGCAGAAATCATTCTTGCTCTCGACTTTCTTCCCTGATCTGACACCAGTAAATCCAAATGCGAGTGTTCGTGCTCTCTCCACTATTGACGTAAACGAGGACTACTATCCTGGACTTTATTACGCTTACGATACGTGGAAACGCATTCAGATCGAATATCCGAATGGAACCACCACGCAGCATGTAGTCAACAACGCGACGACAAACCCAGACGGATCCTGCACTGTCCAGTTCTCACCAGCTATCCCCGATACTGATGAGACAGATCAGATCAAATACATCAGCTTCCTCATGAAGTGGAAGGCATCAGACCGGGTTGCCTTTAGACACTTTGCCAACTACAGTGAGGTCAGCTTTGGTGTCTTCAGCTCGGACGAATAAATGGCATATCAAGATGACGAAACGGGTCTAACGACAGGTCGCCCAATCGAGCTTTACAAGTTCGACGGAACCTACAACGATTACTATTTCACCAGCTATAGTGAGCAGGTCATTTCCGGTGGTCAGATATATACGCCGCTTGCGATTGACCGCAACAAACTGAAAGTCGCAACTCAGGAGCAAACAGAGAATGCTCTTGAGATCACCATGCCATTTGATCATCCGATGGTTCAAGAGTATGCCTACCAGAACGCACCACCAGATCTGAATTTCGAGCTGATCAGGGCGCACGAGACCGACCCAAACGATAGCGTCACACTATGGGCAGGCCGCGTCACCGGGTTCAGCGTTGAGGGCCGCACGGCCAAGCTCAAGGTTCCTGCCCTGATGTCCTATGCGCTGAACGGCAACGCTCCAACGCCACGCTATCAGGCTCCCTGCAACCATGTCCTTTACGATCAGCGTTGCGGTGTTGATCCTGCTCTTAATCAGCACGTCACGACTGTTACGCAGGTCACTGGAAACATCATCACGCTTGCTTCTTATCCTTGGGCACCTGATGACGCTGTGGCTGGTCAGCTCATCTCACCTGCTGGCGAACAACGCATGGTCGTGTCGACTATCGGCACAGACATCACTGTCACCTATCCATTTGCAAATCTCCAGGTTGGAGACACGATTACAATTCGCAAGGGTTGTGACCACGCATTCGATGGTGACTGCAAGAACAAATTCAATAACGGCGCAAGGTTCGGTGGTTTCCCAATCGTTCCGGCCCGCAACCCATTCACGAGCACTCTGACATGATCTGGTTCACACTCGCCCTATTCGTCATCTCGTTCCTCGTGGTGGCACTACTTGCTCCGAAACCGGAAATTGAGAATGCGCGTGCGCAGACGCTCGATGATGTCAGTTTCCCAAGAGCGACTGAAGATGCACCTATCCCTCTCATCTTGGGTAAGGTTCGCATGGTCGCTCCGAACGTGACTTGGTATGGTAATTTCAGAACTGTTCCGATTAGAGAGAAAATCAAGACTGGCCTTTTCAGTTCAACGACTGTTACTGTCGCTCACCGTTACTTCCTCACGATGGACCTTGCTCTGGCAATGGGGCCGGGTGTCGTTATGCGAGAAGTCTACGTCGACGACAAGATCGCTTGGACTGGCACGACGAGCGGTGCTGGCGTGACTGCGGTCAGTGGCATCGGCATCAGCTTTGGCGGTTACAAAGAAGGCGGAGCAATGAGTATGGGCGGGAATTTCTATTCCGGCTCGTTTGATATCGCTGAGCAGCCAGTTGACCCAATCATTGAAGGACAAGTCGGCGTTGGTAATGTTCCGGCTATGCTCGGCACAGCCCATATCTCCCTTGACGGTGAGCTTGGTGAAAGTGCTCAGTTGCGGAAAATGGCGTTCGTTCTGGAATGCTACACGAACGGCCTTGGCTTGGTGAACAACGGTCGCATCGGCGATGATATGAACCCGGCAGAGGCTTTGTATCAAATCATGACCGATAACTGGCGCGGCTTGGGTATCGCACCATCCTTGATTGATATCGCCTCACTTCAGGCTATTGGTCAAGTTCTATATGACGAAGGTAATGGTGTTTCGGTTCAGGTTACAGCCGAGGCAACTGGTAAGAAAGTCGTAGAAGAGATCCTGCGTCAGATCGACGGTGTTGCTTATCAAGATCCGGCCACTGGTCGTATCATCTTCAAGCTCATTCGTGATGACTATGATGTCGATCTACTCGATATCTATGATGAGACTGACATCATCAAGATCGAAAACTTCTCCCGCTCTGGTTGGGACGAAGTCATGGCTCAAGTAAAGATCAGCTTCCCGCAGCGCGACAAGGACAGTGACGCGGTAGCTATTTCTCAGGACATGGCGACTGCTGGCATGGTCGGGCGGCTTCGCAGCACTACGATTGCGATGCCATTCTGCTACGATAAGAACTTGGCGAACAAGCTGGCCTCCCGTGAGCGTGCTCAACTTTCAGTGCCTCTGTTCCGCATGACGCTGCAAATGAACCGGAACGCCAATACTCTTCGACCCGGTGACGTGTTCAAGGTCTCTTGGGCTGACTACGGCATCAGCGAACTTGTAATGCGAGTTCAGGAGTTCGACTTCGGTTCGCTGCTCGATGGCAAGCTGGTCATTCGCTGCCTTCAGGACAACTTCGCTCTTGATACTGTCGTATTCTTGCCGCCTCCGGACAGTGGGTGGGTCGCGCCGATTGTCGATCCTCAGCCCATCGCTGTCTCCGATATTATCGAAATGCCACGGTTCTTCATGAACCGTCTGCAATTCCCGATCCCTGATGGTAACGCTGGTGTGATCCCAATGGCGATCCCGCCTAGCACCGCGTCTTCTGGTTTTGATTTGCTTGCTGGAGACGTTAGCGGTGATCTCGATGTTCGTGAGCCTCAGCAAGTTTCTTATCCTGCAAGCGGCACACTCCTCTCGGGCTATGACAGACTATCCGGGTTCTCGAATGGTTACGACACTGTTGACGGTTTCACTCTGATCAACACCTACAATGCTGAGAACTTTGTTGCGGCTGGCAGCGAAGCAGAAGCAAAGCAAGGCGAAGTCGGTTTGCTCTACGGTAACGGAGAGTTCATGGCTTTCCGTGGGTTCATCGACAATGGGAATGGCAGCTACACTTTCTCGAATATCTACCGTGGCCTGCTTGGAACTTCGCCCAAGACGCATCCTATCGGAACTCGTTTCTATCAGCTTACTCCAGATCTATATGGTCTCGGCACCCTGGACGATCTGGCTGAAGATGATACTCTTTACTACAAGCTGCTGGATCGCGTCGGTCCGGAAGCAATAGACGAAGCTGCAATCGTTGAGGCAAGTCAGTTGATGGCTCGGTGGGCGCGTCGCCCGCAGCGTGTTCGTAACCTTCAACTTGACGGCAATCGCACAAACATCATTATCAATAACTCGACTGGTGCTGTTGATCTTACTTTCGCACGCTCTAACAGAGAAGCTTCTGAGATCGCCATCGAGACTGATCCTGATCAGGTTCCAAATATCTCTGATGCTCTTGCTGAGAACTATGATGTTCAAGTCTACAACAATGGAATTCTCGTTCCTGCTCTTGGTTCTGTTGACAATGCTGGTTCTCCAATCAACATCAACTTCTCAGCAACTAGTCTAACTGGACCTGGAGAAATCAGGCTGATCGCACAATGGGATTATGATGCTCCTATTGCTGATGTCAGCAATGTTGACTATGCCTTCCTACCTGTTACCTTTGATCAGGTAATCCTGATTGCGTTCGCAGATCTCTGGGACACTTATGGTGAGTTCTCTCCTCTAAATCTGAAAGGCGTTTACGGTCTGCGTCGTCGCGTCTCCGATTACACTGGACCTCTGATCCGCATCCGTGATGATTTCGATGATAGTGAGCAAGATGTCGGCCAGAATGAGATCGGTGCGCTGGCTTCGTTCACCGTAACTGGCAACCCGTATATCGTCACTGTGTATGACCAGTCTGGAGAAGGCTTGGACGTCACGGCTCCGACCAATGCAGACCAGCCTCTCTTGGGCGCTCACCCGTTCCGCAATGGTGACTACGCTATGTCGTGGGACGGTGTTGACGATATCCTGCGTGGGCCGACGTTCAACTCTGCCTCGCCCAATGCACACGCCATTGACAGGCCGATGATGTGGATCGGTTTCTACAGAACTAATAATCCTTCTGGGAATAATGAATATCTTCTCAGCATCACCCATGATGTTGGTGAAAACCCTGCTTTGACGCCATTCGCTCATACTGGGTTCGTTCATCAAAACTCCACCAATGCTGTCGTCAGCACCTGGAACGAAAGAGATCCTTTCTACGTTAATGGTAATCTCCAGCTTCGTGGAATGATCGTCTACGGCGAACAAGATGCCAGTAATCTCGGCATGTATATTCCAGACTATTCTGGTGCGAAAGTTATCGGGACTAGCTTGGACTGGACCGTCTCCGATAGCAGTATTCTTGATTTCTCTGGTGTGGAACTCAAGGCACTTGAAGTCGGCAACAGAACTGACCAAGCCCTGCCGTTCAAACATGAAATCTTCGAGTTTGGCATCGCAGAGAAAACACTGTTCACCGGAACACAAGCAACTTCTTTCATGAACGCAATGATGAAAGAAGCACTGTCGCGTGAAACTATTCTCATTAACGATGCGGTCCCATCAACGACCGAGTGGGCTCAGGGTGGTGCATACCCTGCGAGTGCTCTCAATCCAGATCATGAAGTCTATCTTGCATTCTACGTTGACGATGAAACACTGACAGACGTTGATCTCAGCTTCGAGTTCTACGATGTTGACTTCGTAGATGAAATCGGGGTTTATCTCAATGGTAACTTCGTAGGGTATGCCAACACGACTTCTAATAACGCATGGGGGTCGCGCCAGACTTTCGCTACACAACCTGTCACCTTTGGGTGGAATATAATCTGTGTTCGTCAGGAGCAGACTCTCACTTTTGTCTGGGGTGTTCGCAGCCCGCAAGTCGCAAGCGCCGTTAATTCACAGAAGAAACTATGGGCCAGCTTCGAAGGTGCTGATGCCGCCACGGCTTACACCGAGCGCAGCTATAACAAGCGATCGTTCACTTTCGTTGGCAACGCGCAGCTTGACGATGCTCAGAAGAAGTTCGGCAGCACTTCCCTTCTGCTCGATGGAACTGGCGACCAAGTAACTTTGCCCAACGACGCTGACTGGCAATTCGGTAATGATAGTTTCACTGTCGAAGGTCACTTCCGCTGGAACTCTGTTGCTGCTGCCACATGGCTTCTGGCGAATTATTCAACAGGTGGAAACCAGAGATCTTGGGGTCTATACTGGGACGGTTCTGATCTACGTCTCGTTGGTTCGGAGAATGGCTCTACTGTTGTTGAACTCGTAACTCCATACACATGGACCCCGACTGTCAACACTTGGTATCATATCACTGGTGAATTTGATGGAACAACCTATCGTCTCTATGTAGACGGTGTGGTGGTCGCAACAGGAACAACTGTTCGCACCCTACATAACTCCACTGATCTGCTTCGCATCGGTGCTGCTGGTGGTTCATCGCTTTTGTTCAATGGTTGGATTGACGAAGTCAAGATCTACAAGGGTAAGGCTCTCTATGCTGGCACGATGATCGCAAACGGGAGTGAATTCTGATGAACGTAGAAGCTAGATTTCAACACCGACGCAAGATCGCCAAGACCAGTTTCATTCTGATGTCTGGAACCTTGATACTGCTGGTTCTCCTTGGGCTATACAGTGCTGAGATGACACAACGACTCAGCGATCTTCGCTGGCTCATCACAACGGCGACAGGTCTATGGTCGACCCTGATCCTAGGTTACTATGTCGCAGCAAGTTATGAGCAGGGGAGAATGCGTAATGACGACGCATAGGGACGTCCAGGGACGCCCGCAATGGTTGGCGGGTGGTAAGGTAGCCCAAGGGCAGCACAAGCGGCCCTCTGACGCGTCCTGTGGCGGCGCTGGCTGTGCTGTTACCCATTGCCCCGGCACCAGCACGTCCAGGGAGGTCGCATGTTAGCAGGTCTACTCATAAAATGGTTCGGAACACGCGCTGGGGTTGTCATTGCCCGCGTTTTACCGTATGTCCTGGGGGCGCTCCTCATGGCAGGTGCATATCTGTATATACGGTGGGACGCATAC